AGGGTCAGCGGTCTCAGCCCAGTAAAACGCCGCTGAGAGCCGGTTGTACGCGGCTGTGAGCCGGCTCTCGCCGGTGTTGCGCGGGTTACTACGGGCGGGGGCAGGCGCCCCACAGGCGGGCACCGGGACACCCCCACGGGGGGACCGGCGACCCTGCGTATACGTTATATGGGTAAAGAAATTTCTGTCAAAAATCTACGGTTTAACGCCAGTACTACGCCCAGACCGCTGCATAACAAGCCGGGAAGCACACAGCAATGAGCTTTTTAGCTTGATCAGCAATCACCTTGTGCTCCTTCTGCGTTCCATTGGCGCATCTTAGGTCACAGTAGTGTATCCAAGACCGCAAAGTACCGTTCATATACATCCGAGTAGGAGTAGAGAGTGGTAGGACATCACGTGCACACTCCTTTGCTACACCGGCGTCAAGCAGTTTCCGATAGATTTGTTCCGAATGCTTGTAAAGCTGTTTAATCTCTTGCTTGAGGAATAGGTCTTCTTCTTCTTCTTCTACTTCTATGCTATTCTGGCGGTTAACCGGGTCTTGCAGGCGTAACTCCGGTACAACGCCGGTACCAAGCAAGCTAGCATCAGCATAGCGTTGAGAGAACTCTTGGAAGGAGAAGGATCTGTGTCGGAGTATCTGTGCTGCTACTGATCTAGTAGTCTCTATCTCTACACACATGTTCACCATCTCAAAGGGTGACCAATGTTTATGTTTAATCAGATATTTAATAAGCTTAGCACTGGTCTCAGTGTTGTTCTGATTAGCTGGGTTACTAACACGTGCCATATAGGCTACAAGTTCATCACCTTTGTTAGTGTGGTGAACTAGCTGTACGGTGTGGTGGTCGGTGGACATACAGTAGTAAAAGCGTCTTTGATTCAGTCGGTGGAGGAACAGTAAGAAGAACCAGTAGAATTGGTCGTCTTGTTTCTGTCAGTAAAGGGGGAGAGTTTTACGTCTCCCCACTACAGGAAGTCCACCCTTCTTCCTGTATAAGGCGGGGATCAGTCAGATCCAAGTCGGTGACTGGTTTTTTGTATTACCTCTTGCTTGCCTTCTTTGTTCTAATGTAAACCCTAAAGCTAGGTGGTTTGTCGCTTGTTGTGGGTCTTCTATAAAGGCTTCAAGTAGGTCGTTCCAGTCGTCTCGTTTCCGCTGTTTTATTACCTCTTGTGCCGAGATAGACATGGCGTCTGTAAAATATTTAACGCCTTGTGCAAGTGCGTCAAGACGGTCATCATGTCTTACTGCACCTTTTTCCCGACACATCCTGCTCATCTGATAGAAGAGCATATAGAGGAGACGTTTTTCTGGAGCGTCGTCTTTATTTGAGTTGTAGTCCCAGTCGATGACATTACGATCAACAACAAGGCGGTGTTGATTAAGGACAGGCTCAAGGGCATCAATAATACGCTCTTCTTTACGGACATTAGCTCGTACCTCTTCTACGTCAATACCTTGTTGTGTCTGTTGTAGGTGTTTCTTAAATAGCTCAGCAACAAGACCATCACCAAAGTTTGTCTCAACGACAAGCTTGGTAACGTTGAACTTCTTACAACCTTTTAGAATGTCCAGAAGCGTATTGTCTGAGTATCCGTCTCTATAAGCTCGCACTTCGTGCAAGTACAAATAACCGTTTCGCTGGGAGATATAAGCTGCTGCCGTTTCATCTGTGCCACGACCCGACGGGTCAACTGAGCAGATTGTTTCTTGGTAAGGACCCCACTCTCCTTGTAACTGCATTGGAGAGTAGAAATAGTCTCCAGGTAACCCAACAGTGGGGAGTTCTTTGATGACGTTTCTAGGATCGCTGCACCAGATGATGTCATCAGGAGCGGACTTAGGATTAACACTGGTGACGATAAGATCAGCCATCTTAAGTGGGAACTTTTCCGCGTCACTGAGGCTTGTGTCAAGCATGAACTGCAGCATGAAGTTGCTGCGTCCCATTGCTGCTTCACGTTCGAGAAGATCTTCATGGCTAAATCGGTCAGGGTCAGTTACGCTCCAGGGTTCTGCACCCATATCTACGTCTTCCTGGAGCTGAGGAGCAATCAGCCCCTCATAATTGGCGAATTTACGCGGAACTCTAGCGGGCCAAACAAAGGGGCGGTAGTTACGTTCTGCAAGTTTACGATAAATGGTAAAGGTGGTCTGTGGGGTACCCAGGTACATAATCCTGGAGTCTTCCTTAGGTGTGAGAATTGACTCAGCCTCCGTACAGAGTTGAAGCAACTTCTCACGCATCATTTCCGTCATACTATTACCCGGCACCTCCACGTCATCAAGAATCATCAGGTCTGCACGGCTACCAGTCAGCTGACCCGTAATGCCGACACTTTTGACGGATGGAGCCTGGGACGGAGAGCAGTTAACGTCGAAGCTAATCCGGCTCCAACGGGCGTCATCCGACTTAGGCTGTAGGTGTTTGAGCCAAGGTGTCTCAATGATAAGTTTTTGTAGGAAGATAGACATGTTATCAGCACGTTCTTTCGATGCCGAAATAATCATGATCTTCTTCTCTGGGTTATTAAAAAGAGTCCAAAGCACAAAGGCACCAGTAATCCAACTTTTACCAACACCACGAAACGCCTGAATTTGAAGACGTTTAGGTCCGTGTTGTAGATAGTCGGCAATGGCGTATTGTGCTCTGGTCGGTTCAGGCAGGTCTAGCTGCGACCACAGGGCTTGTAGAAATACTTTAAAATCGCCCTGGAGGGCGGCTAAGACGTTGCTCATAAAAATTAACGAGAACTCATTTGTTCAAAAATAAACTTATCAATATCACGTAAAACGTAGTCTACTTCACGCATAAATTGAAGTCTTTGTTTATACGTTGCGTTTCTAAAATCCATTTTACGGGGATCTAAACCAGCTTCTCTCAGTTTAGCGTGGATAGCGTCGTGAATAGGTTTAGGTAACTCACCTTCTGGTCCGATTAAATTTGCTACCTTATTCCCAGTCATAAGGTTTACAAATTGTTTGTCCAGAGTTTTAATAAAACTTTTACGGCTACTAGGATTTAAACCTTCCATAACCCGGTGAATTAGATCAAGCTCTGCACGGTGGTGACCAACACGAAATTCATCAGTACCAATGGTTTGTTCTACTTCCATTAGCTGACGTTTAGCGTTTTCAGCTTGTTTAGTTGCAGCGGGACGAACTTTAATAGAAGGTTCACCGCTAGCCAAGGTTTGAGTGTTAGATTTTAAACCAAACTCTTCCCCTTGATAGTTGACTTTCATGTGTCCCTTTAAGGAACCTTGTTCTGCCATCAAATTTTTACCGTATTGACGGTAAGATTCTGACATTTCAGTAGGTAAAGAAGGTCTGGGTTCCTTAGCACGTTTTTGGTTAATAAACGGACTAAATTCGGAATCAACTTGTAACCCTTGGAATGATTCAGTTGCTTGATAAGCCTGCCTAGCAGATAAGCGTTTATCGTTTAGACGACGCAGGTTTTCTACTGCGTCAGCCTGATCATATCCAAGCCGTACAACACCGCCTTCTCCGACGAGTTTAAAGCCACCTTCAACTAGGTTAGCTGCTGCTTTAATAAGTTTTGCTGACATAAGAAAAGAAGCCGCCCCGTTTGGAGCGGCGGTATTGTTAGTTATTAACCGCGAGGACCGCGAGGACGGTTACCACGTTCACGGTTCTTTTTAGCTTGCTCCAAAGACTTACGTTTTGCTTCTTCACGAAGTTCTTGAAGCTTTTTAAGCTCCTTAGACCGAGCAGATGCTCTGTCAGCAGCACGGATGTCCTTCATCATATCAGCTTGGCTGTAAGTAGAGCTACGTGCTGGTTTAGCTGCAGGTTTAACGGCTGGTTTAGCGGCTGGTTTAGCTGCAGGTTTAGCTGCAGGTTTAGCTGCAGGCTTAGCAGCTGGTTTAGCTGCAGGCTTAGCAGCTGGTTTAGCTGCCGGTTTAGCAGCAGGCTTAGGTTTGTTGACAAGTTTCCAGGTTTTAGACTTTGCATCAAACCTGAAAAGGTTGCCTTCTTTCATTTTAGTTTCGCCATCTTTAGGTCCAACACGACGACCTTGACGAGTACGCGGACCAGTGCCAATAGAAAGACCGGAATTAGTACGATTTTTAGATTGTGCTGCGCGCCGTTGAGCGCCAGTTTGACGTGCCATTTTTACTTGATGTGTGATAAGATTAGTTGTTCTCGATTCGGATTACAGCCAAACGTGGCTCGCATCCAAGATAACCAGTTGCTTGTCCCCTTTTCTTGATTACATTTCCTGCAGGATGGAACCAAGTTTCTCGTGATTGTTTGTCCCCCAAAATAACGAGGCACAACGTGATCCAAAGTAAGTTCATGTAATTCATAATGTTCTCCACAATAAACGCATTGACAGTTGAAGTGTTCCTTAATGGCTCTACGCCACATCCGTTTGGCTTCAGGACTCGTCATGGTTATGAGGTTGTAAATGTAGTGATCAGGGGTAGGCAACAGCGGGGTCATGACTAAGCGTACTTCTTACCAGTTCTGGGTCTACGGCGGTTAGACGAAGGTGTTTCAAGTTTCCCGGTGTTTTTGCCGGTGTGAGAAGCATCTTTACCATCACCATTTCCATAAGTACCTAGTTTACGGTTAAGTTTGTTAGCAGCAGTCCTAATTTTAAGACCATTGCTGGTTTTGTTGTAGGCTCGCTGTTGTTTCCGGCGTTTAGCCGCAGCTTTAGGGTTTGATTTGTAATAATCAGACGTGTTTTGAGCCATACAATCTCCGCTGTACCATTTCAGGGTCAATCTTGGGCATAACTGTCGCCAGTTTATCCAACGGGTTGCCCTCATATGCAACACCGCTGATGTCATTTTTGGCTAGCCAGTCACACGCAGCTTTAAGGTCTTGCGTAGAGGCTTCACCGCTTTTGATTCGATTGAGGAACTCGGTTGTGACGAGGTTGTGAAGCTCGTTAAACTGATCCTCAGTTGCTTTTTTCTTCATTTGTCAAAGACACAATTGGTACGATGTCGTGACACAGTACCTCTACACGTGAACCGGGTCTAAAAGTAAACCCAGACTTC